TGCGTGTGTTTATACTGTTCAATCAAAAGCTGCTTCTGGTACTCATTATGTGGGTTGGAGTGGTGATACTGATGAAAAGAATATGATGAATATCACACTAATGGAGATTTCAGTATGAGTACTTTATTCGTAAATAATATAAACACTTCAACTGGTACAACGATTGGAGTTGCAAGTGGTAAGACTTTAGATGTTAGTTCTGGAACTTTAATTCCTTCGGTAGACCAAATTGTCCAAACCCAAACTTTAGTAATCCCAACTGACACTAATATCTCAACCAACTCAGACGCAAGTGTTTACTTGGGTAAAGAACTTACAATCACCCCTAAGAAAGCTAATAGTCATATTCTGCTTAGTATTCATGGTGGGATGTCTACTTACAGTGCCGGTGCTCCAGCAGCTGTTTGGTCTTTCTATAGGGCAGTGAATTCTGGTTCTTTTAGTTTTCTGGATTTTTATCAAACTATGCTAATGAACACTTCTTATTACAATATCGGACACAATGGCAGAAGGTTAGATGAAAACTCATATACGCTAGGCGATACAATCAAGTATCGTTGGTATGGACGCTGTATTAGTGCAACTACAACTGTGTACGCACAGTACAATCAAGGTGGTAAACACAGTCCGATTGTTTGGACTGCACAGGAAATCGCACAGTAAAATGATTAAACAGGAGAAAAAATAATGGCAACAGTATCAGACGCACTAAGTGCTCTTGGTGTCAAAGAATGGGTTCTTAGAGGCGAACCAACAAGTGCAGACGAATTCGGTTCTATGTTCCGTAAGGTAATAGGTTCAACTGATGATGGAACTGCAATCGAATCGGACAATGCTAAAGATTGGGATGTAACTTGGTCACAAATAGAAACTAAACAGTCAGAACTAACTGCGGCAGAACCTTTGAAAGCACTTCGTGCTGAACGAGACAGATTGATTGCTGCAACTGATTGGTGGGCAAGTTCAGACTTGACTATGACAGATGCACAAACTGCTTACAGACAAGCACTTAGAGATATCACAGATGACGCAAATTCACTTGATGAAGTAACATGGCCAACTGCCCCATAGGTATGAAATGTCACAAACTGATATTATAGATAATGTTTTAGGTGTAACAGATATTGTGGAGAATGTAACTAAAGATGTATCTCCACCTAAACCTGTACTTGTTCCTGAAACAAAAATGAATGAAGAAGACGTAGATAATGATTATAAATATCAGAGAGAAAACTTTTATAATCTGATTGAGAGAGGACAGGATGCAATTGATGGTATTCTAGACCTCGCAAGAGAATCAGAACACCCACGCAGTTATGAAGTTGCTGGGAATTTAATTAAACAAGTCGCAGAGGTTACAGAGAAACTAGGTGACTTACAGGGTAAGATGAAGAAACTCAAAGAAGTTCCTAACTCTGCACCTAAGAATGTAACGAATGCATTATTTGTTGGTTCAACTGCTGAACTGCAAAAGATGTTAAAAGGGAAATAGATATGCCATTAACAAGAATCAATTCTTCAGCGATTGCTACAGGTGCTGTAGGAACATCAGAGATTAGTGATGGACAGGTTGCAAGTGTGGACTTGGCAAATAACCTTGCATTGCCAGGCACAGACTCGGTAACAGTTCCAAAAGGTACAACTGCACAAAGAGGTTCGGCTGTAGACGGTAAATTTAGATTTAACACAACCACAAACTCTTTTGAGGGATACTCAAATAGTGCTTGGGGTGCTATCGGCGGTGGTGCAACTGGTGGTGGTTCTGATGCAGTATTCTATGAGAATGACCAAACAGTAACCACAAACTATACAATTACAGCAAACCAGAATGCCATGGCGGCAGGAGTTGTCACTATAAATAGTGGCGTAGTATTAACCGTACCTTCTGGTGCAAGATTGGTGGTAGTATAATGGCAATTACTTTAGACGGAACAAATGGTGTAACAACACCAGCAGAAAGTATAACTGGTAATTCAACAGTTGGTGGTACACTAGGTGTTACTGGTGTCACCACTCTTACTGGAACACTTGGTGTTGGAACTGCTCCTAACGCTACTTTTGGTTCGCACAATTATACACAAGGTACTCCGGCAGCAAACAAACCAATTATATCTGCTTACTCACAGGGAAATTCAAACAACGCTGGTTTTGCTTTGTTTAATGATACTGGTAATCGTGGAATTTGGACTGGCCCAGGCAGTTCAATGAGATTTACTAGAACTTATGAAGGTAACTCAACTGTTGATATGAACATTGATGCAAGTGGTCGTGTAACAAAACCAACTCAACCATCTTTTTCTGCAAGAGGACAAGATGCAAGTTGGCGTCCTGTACCGGCCGGTATAGGGTGGGGTACAATTGCTGGAACAAGTTACAGTAACACAACTGGCAATTATCAAATGGGAACTAACTTTACTACAACTGGACATTATGGCGCTGAAGATATTGGAAACCATTTTACTGAGGCTAGTGGTCATTTTACTGCTCCTGTTGCTGGACACTACTACTTTTATATTAGAATGTATTTGAATAGACTTAACACAAGCCTACCTGGCATATACCTAAACCCAAGAATTAATAATTTGCAAACTGATGGTGGTGGTGCTGGTATTCAAGGAAGTTATCATTTTGAAAGAACTACTATGACTGCTAGTAATAATGCTTATATTCCTTTTGGCAGAACTGATGTTTATTACATGGCCGCAAATGATACATTCACATACGCTCTTAATGCAGAGGGTGTTGGGTTTCAGATTTATAATCAATATACAGAATTCAAAGGTTATCTGATAGGATAAATAGAAGACTAAAGAACACAATAGGAGAATAAGATGGCAGAGATTAAAGTAACAGTATCAGACACACAAGTAAAGTGTCTTGAATATGCTGCTTACACAGTTCAAGATTGGTGTGATAATGCAATTCACAATCGTGCTCGTGTTGCACAAGAAGAAATTATTGCAAAACTAGTCGCACATTGTAATGCAAATGATATCGCAATCGCAACTGGTGCTGATGCACAAGTTACTCAAGCATATACTTTGAAAGTAGTTGATACTGCAAAGAACGTGTCTGATAATTTGAAGCCTCCGGCTGACGCAGAATAAGAAACAGGATAATAACAGATGAGTAAAATTGCACTATCCCCAAATGCGAGTGGTTCTGGAACAGTAACTATTACTGCTCCTAATACTAACACGAATAGAACTATTGCGTTGCCTGATGTTGCTGGTAATGTTGTGACAACAGGTGACACTGGAACTGTTACAACAGGTATGATTTCTGATAATCTAAACACTCCATGTTTTCAAGCAACATTTAGTTCTCCATTAAATAATAATTCTAATAATGTTGCTATTAAAGTAAGATTTAATGCAACCACATTTAATCAAGGTGGTGGAACATATGACACATCCAATTATCGTTTTACCCCAGGCGTTGCTGGTATTTATCAATTTGGAGCAAGTGTGAATATGAAAGATGCTGGTGATAATAGTGACTATCAGCAACATAATGTGTCAATCCGTAAGAATGGAACTGATGTGTTTTTTAACAGAATTCAATTTTCAAGTGCTGTATTTCAATCAAGTGCTTATAACTTGCCTCTAACTTGTCTTGGATTAGTTCAAATGGATGCAGACGATTATGTAGAATGTTGGGCTAGTATATACGGTGGAGATTTTGACTTACGGCCTGAAGGTTCTCGATTCTATGGATTTAGACTAGGGGGAACAACATAATGAGTGAAATAAAAGTAGACGCCCTTTCAACCGTTAGTGGTTCAGGTAGTATTACAGTAAGTAATAATCTAACTGCATCTGGTATTGTAGGTGTAAATGGTGGTACTGGTGGACAAGTTGCAACAAACTTTAGTTCTGCATCAGCAATGGGTATGAAAATTAATGACACAAACTCTGGTAACTTGGGTGGAATGTTAGGTTTTTACTCTGGTTCTGGTGCTGGTACACTTCGTGCAAACATTCAAAATGCAAATAACGCTGGTGTTCACTTTAGTGTAGGAACAGGTGGTTCAATTGTATTTACCCAAAATGGTTATACGGCTGCAAACGCCCTTGACGATTATGAAGAGGGCGATTTTACACCAACTCTAACCCCAGGCGGTGGTAGTTATAATGGATTAACCCTAGTTGGAAAATACACAAAAATTGGTAGACTTGTATCTGTTCAAATGAGGTTAAAAATTGACGCCAGTGGAAATGCTAGTGGTAGTGCCACAGTTGGTGGTTTGCCGTTTGCAAGTGTAGGAAGTTGGAACAGGATGCCGAACAAGTGGAGAGAGAACACTGCAACCGGCGCTTGTGGACAGTTTGTTGTGAATCAAGGCAGCACTGGTGGGTTTTTGCAAAATGATGATGGAAGTAATATTGCACACACCACTGGTAGAGAATATTTGATTAACGCAGTATATTACAGTACATAATAAATAACTTTATACCTCTAGTGGATTCTAGGGGCGGACAAAAGGAGAAAAATAATGGCGATTACAAAACGTACAGAACAAGATAAAATTGAAATGATAGGAACTCACAAAATTATTCAAGTGAGAACTGCTACTGTGATTGAAGAAGATGGTGTAGAACTTTCAAGAACTTTCAATAGACATACTATTGCCCCAGATGCAGATTCATCTAAGGAAAGTGCAGATGTGAAAGCAATGGTTGCACAGTTTCATACCGATGCAATCAAAGCTGCATATACAAAACATCTAGAAGATAGTAAACCAGTTTTAGATACATCTGAAGAGTAATGGACTCTAAAGTTATCTTATGTCAGATTATGAACACTATCTTGGAAATCCACTACTAAAAAAATCCAATGTTCCTGTAGAGTGGACTAAGGAACAAATTCTTGAATATCAGAAGTGCATGGAAGACCCATTGCATTTCATTCAAAGTTATATTCGTATTGTATCTTTGGATGAAGGACTTGTACCTTTTACAATGTTCCCATTCCAAAAGGATATGGTAGGAACTATTCATTCCAATCGTTTCACTATATGTAGAATGCCGAGACAGTCTGGTAAGTCCACGACT